CTTCACAAAAGCTGTGGATAGCAAGCTAAACAGAATTGACCATGTGCCACCTTTAGGCTCTCTGGTGACGACAAAGAAAACTCGTAAGTGGGTAACTGGAGTGGCAATGGGTGTCTGTACTGGGACTAAAGCAGCTTTCTTAGATGAGGTAGGTTTAGTATACTTGCCGTTAGACGACATAGATCAGGCGTGGATTAGAATATGAAGAGCGGTTTACCATACAATGTGTTTCGGAACCCAAACGATTGGGCGAATGTTCCTAGAGACCCTGTCACGATTGCTATGGCTATTGCTCCCTCCCTGTTTACAACGGCAGGTGCAGCTATAGGCATAGGGGGTTTTCTTCTCACAACTGCTATCTCTATTGGTATCTCAGCAGTTACCTCATGGGCGTTGAACGCACTTGCTCCGAAGCCCGACCTGTCTTCTTCTCGTGGGACTTTGGTAAATGCTCGTGATGCAGTAGCTCCCGCAGATTTCGTTTATGGTGAGGTCCGCAAGGGTGGCATCATTACATTTTACGAAAGCACTGACGACGAGAACAAGTATCTTCACCAAGTCATTGTCGTTGCTGCTCACGAAGTCGAAGAGATTGGCGACATCTACATTAACGATCAGGTTGCCACTTGGAGTGCCAGCACAGGTCTAATTTCTACTGCGGGTAGTGGAGACGCTCAAACAGACTGGGGTGGAAAGATACGCATCCGCAAGCATCTGGGAGATCAGACGACAGCAGATAGTGAACTGGTAAACGAGACTTCGGCACCAAGTACCTTCATCGGAAAGGAACTTGCGTATCTGTATGTCCGCTATGAGTACGACCAAGATGTTTTTGCAAATGGCCTACCTCTGATTACCGTCAAGGTTAAAGGCAAGAAGGTCTACGATCCTAGAAATCAAACGACTGCATATAGCAACAATGCTGCACTTTGTATCCGTGACTTCATCAAGTCTACATACGGTCTGGGCGACAGTGCTATCGACGAAGTAAGCTTTGCTGCTGCTGCTAATGAATCCGACGAAAGTGTTTCTCTTGCTGAAGGTGGGACCGAGAAGCGTTTTACCATCAACGGTGTCGTAAGGGCTAGTGAGTCTATTGGTTCTGTTCTTGGCAACATGTCTACAGCTTGCGCAGGAACAATCTTCTGGGGTTCTGGCTACTGGAAGTTAAAGGTTGGAACATACACTGCGCCCACCAAAACGCTCACACTTGATGACCTCCGTGGCCCAATCAACCTTCAAACTCGCGTCTCCATCCGTGACAACTTCAACGCGGTTCGAGGGACATTTAATGATTCTGCACAGAACTACATCACGGCTGATTACCCTGAAACCACAAGTCCAACCTTTACGGCTGAAGACCACGGGGAAGAGGTCGCGCTTGATCTTCCTCTGCCGTTCACAACTTCTGCTTCCGCTGCACAGCGCATTGCGAAGTTGACGCTCTTCCGTGGTAGGGAACAGATGACGATCTCTGCCGACTTTGGGCTTGAGGCGTTTGGAATTGAGGTCGGGGATATTATTGCCTTTGACAACCCACGCTATGGGTTTGATGAAAAAGAGTTCGAGGTTGTCGGGTGGAACTTTTCTGCTAATCAGGAAGCAGGAGACCTTCGCGTTGCATTAACCTTGAGAGAGACAAGTGCTGCTGCGTTTGATTGGAATGCAGAAGAATCTGACATTATTGGCAACAACACAACACTCCCTGTATACACCGCTGGCTTGGACATTCTTGGCCTTAACGTAGGTGAAGGTGGAAGAACTCAGTCGGATGGCACTCGCGTTTCTACAGCCCTGCTTGGATGGACAGCCGTGCAGAGTTCTTACGTCACGCAATATGAAGTTCAGTGGAAACCTACAGCCGACAGCTCCTACGCAACAACATACACAACTAACAACTCTATTGAGCTTTCACCTATCGTCGATGGTGTGGAGTACACATTCCGTGTTAGGGCTGTCTCTGCGAATGGCTATCGTGGACCGTTTTCATCAATCACGTTTACAGGCGGTGGCGATACTAATGCACCAGCTTTACCTACTAATGTCTCTGCTTCAGGTCACTTCAAGTACATTTCCCTTGAGTGGGAAAATCCTCTGGATGCGGACTTTAACTATGTAGAGGTTTGGGAAAACACAACGAACACAAGCGTGGGCGCAAACAAGGTTGGCACTAGTGGCGGTGACAACTTCCAGCGCACAAACTTGGGTTTAAGCCAGACAAGGTACTACTTTCTGCGGTCTGTAGACTACTCAGGAAACACCTCTGACTTTACTGTTGGTGTTAGTGCTACGACCACATACTTAGACGACCCTGACTTTGCTAACGGGATATACACTTTATTTACAGAGCAGGGCTTGTATGCGATTGAGGACGTAACGTCTTTACCGCCAGCGGGTACGTTTGTCGGGGAGAAGGTGTTCAACCGTACCGATGGAAAACTGTATCAGTGGACAGGTTCAGCTTGGGATTTGGTAGTTGCTGATGTTGCGGATGGTTCAATCACTTCGACAAAGATTGACGATGATGCGGTTACAACACCTAAGATACTTGCGGGTTCGATTACTGGTGCCAAGATTCTTGGTGGTACAATCACAGGCAACAAGATCACAGCTAATACGATCACGGGCGGTTTGCTTGCTACGAGTGGTATCATCACGAACTCTGCTCAGATCAACGATGCAGTAGTGACTAACGCTAAAATAGCCGACGCTGCAATTACAACCGCCAAGATCGGCACTGGTTCTATAACTAACGCTAAAATAGCCAACGCAACTATAACCAACGCCAAGATCGGCGACGCAGCTATAAGTAGTGCTAAAATAGCCGACGCAGCTATAACCAACGCTAAGATCGAAAGTTTGGCCGTCAGCACACTCAAGATTGCTAACCAAGCTGTTTCAAACACGGGCTTCGCCTCTGGGTCTGCTAACATATCAGCCTCCAATACTTGGACAACCGTAACCTCCTTCGTTCTTAGCACCGAAGGGTCTAATCAACTTATTATTCAAGCGGCTGGGTCTGCTACTGGTTTTGCTGAGGTGGTCAATGTCTTAGGCTTTTATCGGATATTAGTCGGAAGTTCTGTTATATATACCTCAGAGGAGTTTAACCTTTTTGATGGCGGTGGTGGTCGTATATACACTTTAATTCCTGCAATTAGGTTGGGTACGTCTCTTAGTGGTTCATCAAATATAAGGATTCAGGCTAAAAGGACTTCTGGACAAACCTTAGCGACTACCTTCCAATTACTAGCAACGGAGTTAAAGAAATGATGTACCATTACTCTGTCTATGAGCTTGACACAGGTAGGTTCACGGGATTCGGCAGTAACCCAGACCAAGATTTAGTCGAAGCGGGAGAGGGCCAAGGCTTAATAGAGGGCCATTACGATCACGGCACTCAAATGGTGGTCGAGGGTGTTGTCGTTGATATACCTGAAGCCACTGTTGAGCAAGAGGAGTTGGACAAGGCTTGGATCGAGTTTAAACACAATCGAAATCGTCTATTGCAAAATTCAGATTGGTCTCAAGTCCCTGACGCACCTGTGGACGCTACTGTTTGGGCTTTGTACAGGCAACAACTCAGAGACTTGCCAGAGAATACATCCGATCCACGAAGCGTAGTCTGGCCTACACATCCACAATCAAACACGGGAGCCTCATAATGGCAACAATTACACACAAGCGCGGAGACACTTTCGAGCTTTCTGCTACACTTGAGAACAGTGGCAACCCTGTAGACATCACTAACTTCACCATTACCTCTCAAGTCAGGGACGTTGCGGATGCACTCCTACAAGCCCTGACTGTCACTGTGACGGATGCTAATGCTGGCGCATTTACAGTCTCAGCAACACCTGCTCAAACTGAGACGTGGGGTGTTAAAACCTACGTCTGCGACATTGAGTTCGTAGAGGTTGGCGGTGAAGTAAACTCTACAGAAACCTTTGAGATCAACGTCCTCAAAGACATTACAAGGGATTAATCAGCATGTCTGTATACACAGTAAGTCTTCGAGACACGTCCAACCTTGGTCAAGTTAATATCGGAGATGGAACACTTCTCGCAAACCTTTCAGTCGCTGCTGGTCGCGGACCTAAAGGCGATGGCTGGACAGGCGTAACTTACGATGAAAGCACAGGTACGTTTATCTTCACGTCAAACGACGGACTAGCGTACACGTCACCAGACGTACGACCAGAAGTTGACCTAGACAACGTTGACATCAACAGCGGCACAATCGATGGCACTGTCATTGGGGGGTCTACTGCTGCGGCTGGTAGCTTCACGACAGGATCGTTCACAGGTATTGACGTAACTGGCACTGTCACGGCTGATGGGCTGACTGTGCAAGGGGACATCAGTGCAACTGGTGGGGATGT